GATGGCGGCGAGCACGTTGTGCCGGATCGTGATCTTGGCGCTCTTGCCGCCGCGATGGTTGCGGATGCGCACCTGTGTGCGCGTTACGCGCTTTGCCCATCGCCGTTCCGCCATCTAGTCCTCGAGCCCGATGGTGCCGATCTCGACCTCGACCGCAGGCATGTCCGACATCATGTCGGTGAGACGCTTGAGCGCCACCGCCTGATCCTTCAGCGGACCGCGCACGGAAATCCAGAACCGGTCATTGAGATCGCTGACCGGGATTTCCGAAACGACCGACGGCAGTTCGTCGATCATCAGCTTTTGAATCTCGTCGGCATCGAAGCCGAGGCCCTCGATCCCCTCGCCGATGCCGCGCAGCGCCTCGATCTCCTGCCGCAGCAACTCCTCGTCCCACGCCGAATTGAGCGCAATGCGATTGTCGGCCAAGGCCAGGGCGCGGCATTGCGCGTCGGTCAGCCCGACCAATTCGATGACCGGCGCTTCGGTGAGGCCGATTTTCCGCGCGGCGGTGAAGCGCCCTTCGCCCGCAATGATCAGCGAATCCTTATCGACTAATATCGGGTTGACGAACCCGAACCGCTCGATGGATCGGGCGATCTCGTTGACCTGCTCCGGGCCGTGAACGCGGGCGTTGCGCTCGTTCAGCTTGAGCGAGGCGAGCGACCGATATTCGATCTTGATGCGCTTGCCCGCCATGATGATACCTCACGACGAAAACGCCGACCCGAGGGACACGGATCGGCGCAGTATTTTCGGGGGGGTTAGAATAAGAAATTTCAGGCGCACGTCTGCCCCGGAAAAATCTCGCGCGTAGAATCATCGGATTGTCGTCCTATTGTCAACGGGTTGCCTGTTGCCGCTTGCGTCTGCCGTTGCGATGCGTCCGGCTAAACCACGGGAACTGCTTGCGGATTTCCGCCAGCGCCGAGGACGGCAGCATCCGCGTTTTTTTGTTGGTAACCAGCGCCCGGATCACCACGCCGCGCAATTCGCTCATCACCGCCCAATACGGCTTGACCGATTCGCGCCGCCGCAGCCGCTCCTGGCGATGCGCCTTGTAGGCCCGATTGAACGCCGCGAACTCGCCCGTCTCCTGCAACACCGCCAGCGTGTCGTCGAGAAACCTCGCATAGACCCGAGCGCGTTCGAGCGCCCGCTTGTGCGGGGTCAGCGCGATGCCCCGCGCCTTTGCCAGCGTCTCGATCACTGTCACCGTTTCATCAAGTGTCAGCGCCACGAACGGCGCTTGCGCAATATCGACGAGCACCTGATAGCGCGGCGACCACGCGACCCACCCGAACGAGAGGGTCGGCGAAATGGCTTTGCGTAAATTCCGCAACGCCTTGTCGAGATCACGCGCCACGCCGACGCTGACCGGCTTGCCCTGGTCGACGCTCACATAGATGGCGGATGCACCGATGGCCGAGAGATAGGTTTTCGCGGCGTTGCCGAGACGTTTAGCCGACACCTTGTTCCGCCACCGGCTGCTGCTCTGCCGGTTGCTGTGGTCCGTTCGCCGGCGGCTGGTGCGGCAGGACAAGTTCCTCGATCTTGTCGACGCGCCGGTTCAGTGCCGCGACCGATTTTTCCAGCAACGCGAGCCGGATCGTGTAGGTGTCCTTGCTCGCCTTGCGCTTCGCCTGCTTCGCTTTTTTCTTCGCCATTGCTCTCTCCTTCGGGTCGAAACTGATTTTCGCCAGCGTGACCGGTCGTTTGCCGGTCTGTGTCGCGCCGCCCATGAGGCCGTGCAATTGGTTTCGCGTGAGCCTTTTCATTGTCGACCCGCCAATTTGGTGCGGCGTCGTTCGATTGCCCCGTCGATAGCTTCTTTTAGTTTTTCCAGCGCGACAATTTCCGCGGCGTCCTCAATTTGGTCGTCACTCAAGTGTTCCGCGTCGAGCATTTTCGCCAACGGGATGCTCGCAAGGTGCGAGTGTTCCCAAAACGTAACGATTTCGAGATACGGCGGCTCGCCATCGCGGTCGTTAAACCAAATTGCAATTTCAAAATCATTCAGTTGGTAGCGCAAAAGCCCGCCTTGTGGCGCGTTAAGGTCGAGGCTTTCTGCTAGGTCATCAAAGTCAAAATCGGACTCTCTGAGTTCGGCAACGCGAAACGGGCACCAATAAAACTTGTCAGACATCAGAACACCGTCACCCGATCCACGATCAGTTGGTCAGCGATGTTGTCGCAAAATTTCCAGTTAAGCTGCCGCCATTGATCGACATCGCCACCGTAATTGCGCCGACGGATTTCCCGCTCAAGATCGCCGTCGAATGACGTCACCCTAGCGCAGACGTTGACGATCAAAACGTGCCGGTCCTCGCGCAGATATTCCATCGGCCAGCCGATGGCCTGTTCCATCTGCGAGATTTCCTTCGCCGACGGCAGGATGCGCGTCCGGTTCGCCTCACGCTGCATCGCTTCCAGTTCGCCCGCGCCGAGCATCGCCAGCAAGTCGTGCCACTCAACGCGGTACGACGGCCACCATCGACCGAAGGTGCGCGGATAGGGCGAGCGCCACGGCATTTTCGACAGGATGCGCCATGCGTCAGCAAGCCTGACCTGTACGTGCGGTCCGGTCCATTGCGGCGGAATGAACTCAGGCGCCGGGACGCCGTCCAATGGCGACCAATCGTCGATGACCTCGCGCCCGGTGAACAGTCGCGCCATCACTTCACCTTTTCCCGCATCCGGTTTTGCCTGCGCAATTTTTTGATCTCGCTCGAGGCGCGTAAAAACCGAATCCGTTCGACCGGCGTCCGATGCTTCCGCGCCAGATATTTTGCGGGCAGGTTTGTGAAGGCGAGGTCGTAGACCAGTTGGCCCTCTGGCGTTCGCCCGTACACGATCTTGTCGTCGTCACCGATGACCATCAAAATTCTCCCGGCCATTGCCTCTCAGCCTTGCCTACGCTGGTCCAATGCCCGCCACCCTTCAGGTGGATCGTTGAGCAGCATTTGCGTCAGCGTACGGCGCTTTAATGCGGCCTCGTGTTGCTCACGTTCGCGCAGCACCTCGTCGGGGATGAAGTCCGCCGCCGTCATCACCCGATGATCGCAATTTTCGCGGGTGCGTTGCTTCGGGATTGGCGGGGTTGTTCTGCGGAGATTGCCGCCGCCTGGTCGGGCGCGATCTTCAGGCTCACGCCGCGCCCAATTCCGGCGCGACATCTCGTTGCGGCGTCTGCGGAAATGTTCGTCGAGCACAGAGCGGAGGAGAAACGGGGTCGTATCGAGCCGCAGGGCGATCTGATTCCACGAAAAGCCTTCGGCGTGTAAGCGCCGCGCTTCCTCGATCCGGTCAGGCGTCAGTCGGTGCGCCATAACGTCCTCCAAGCGGTTCAAAGGTACTTAATTGTTTCACGTCGAACATTTCGATGCGGCTGAGAATCCAGCGCACCACCGGCACCGCCATCGAATTGCCGAGCGCCTTGAATCGCGGGCCATCGGCGGCAGGCTTCCCGCGATAGGTGACCAGCGTGTAGTCGTCGGGAAATCCCTGAAGTCGCTCACATTCTCGCGGCATCAACCGTCGCACCGCCGATCCGGCCAGCAACAGAGGATCTTGATCGCCCTTGTCGGTTTCCTTGGTCAGCGGCGGGACCGTTTCGGCCGGCGCACCGTCCTTGTCGCGCGTGTAATGCGACGGCTTGAACGCCACGGCATGCTGGTGCTTGCTTTGCAGCGAGAACATCGGATCGCCTGGTTCGCCGATGCCAAGGCCGTCCTTGGCCTCGTGGCCTTCGCGACCGGTCCGAGCTCCTGCCTCGAGCACCGGCACGACATTGCGCAGCCGGAAATTGTTGCGGCCTTCGTGCGAGTAGGTGCGGCCTTCGCTGGTGCTGATCGGATCAGCGACGACGATCAGGTGGCCGTCCTTGGTGTCGCTATCGACGCCCTTGTGATCGCGCTCCTGGAGCGCCCATGCCACCTCGGCGATGTCGGGCGCGACCGTCATGCCGCCGTCGGCGAGGAAATCGGTGCCCCACCCTGCGCCGCCGCCATCAGCGCGAGCCTCAAGTGTTGGGGCAATTCTTTGCCCCGACGCGCGGCGCGGCGGAGAATCCCCGCACAGGCTTTCCGGCTCAAGAAGTACCGCTGCGGGACCGCGCCAGTTTCCAGCGTGTCCGACAAAAAACACACGCTCGCGCCGCTGCGCCAGACCGGTGTATTGCGCGTCCAGCACTGACCACGCGCCAGAATACCCGAGTTCATCCACTGCTCGCAGGAAAAGCCCGAAGTCTCGTCCTGCGGCGGACGACAGTAGACCGGGGACGTTCTCGAAAACGAACCAATCGGGTTTAAGTCGAGCAACAATTCCCAAGGCAACGAGCGCCAAGTTGCCGCGCGGGTCATCCAGCCCGAGACGGCGTCCGGCGACGCTGAATGACTGACAGGGGCTTCCGAAAACAAGGCAAGCTGGTCGCCCTGCCCTTTCCGCCCTTTCGACAAACGCTGACCCACTGACATCTCCGATATTGAGTGACCGCGGGTGCCGCTTCGCCATCACCGCGTTCGCGAACCTGTCGATCTCCGCATGCCAGAGCCATTGCCAATCCGGCATCGCCACCTCCGGTGCCCCGATCCCCGAGAACATCGTCGCTGCGATCATTTTTTCTTTTCCCCGCTTTCCTTCTTCGGTTGCTCTTTGGTTGGCACGGCATTTGCGCTTACTTAGACTCTGGATTCTGGATTCTCCGCCCCGCGAACAGGGGGGGTTCGTTGTTTCCAAATGGCTTTTCGGAAATGTTTGGGCAATAAACTGGTCAAACTTTCCCAATTGTTTGCCTCTACTATTTCACCACGCGGAAGCGCCGCGCCGCCCGAGATCGCGCCTTCCGGTGCGCAGTTGCGATGACGCTGTCCGCGCGTTCGTTGCGCAGACACCCGCCAAGCACATAGAGTTTTTTCTGTTCGATCAGCCTGTTGCGGATGCGCTTCCAGCGCCGAGAATTGACGCCGAGCCATCGGCACACCGCCGCCGGTTCGTCGGGCAACGCACCGTCGGCCATGTAGATCAGGTCGAGCAGCGTGTTGTACGCGCCGCGTTCTTCCAACGTCAGTTGGATCATGCCAGCGAGCGCCGCGTGATGATCGCGTTTGTACCATTGCAGCGTCCCCATCTATTCCGCCGCCCTCTGAAAAACCGACGCGGTCGGCAGGTCATCGAGTCTCGCGGCCGGCACCCACCAGCAATCGCGAAACCAGAATTCGTCCGCCTTGGCTTTTCTGGCGTTGATCGATCCGACCACAATCATCGTCGGCGCTTTGGTGATCACGAGGACGAAGTTGTCGTCGTTGAAATCGTCTGGCCGGACGATCAATCGTCCGTCGGACCGGCACGTCGAGCGCACCTGGTAACCGGCGACGTCATGCGCCTTGAACGTATTGATCGCCGGGACGCAGAAGCCGTTGAGATATTTTGCGAAGGCGATTTCTGCCGCCGCGCCGTCGATGTCCATCGCCCAATCGGTCGGCCCGTTCTCGCTGTAATGGCCGCGA